ACACCTAATGAAGATGGCTCACATAAAACTCGCCTTGATTTTCACAAACACTTACATGATCAAGAACAATTTGGCATTGGTGAACCTCATGATCACTTTACTCCCAAGGATAAGAAATGAAGAAGAAGGCTTTTTCAAAGAGTGGTTACTCTAGATCTTCTTACGGAAAAAAGTCCGTCCAGGAAAGGTTTAAAGTTAAAGATGTAAATGAAGAAGGCGGTGCTGATTATATTTCTGCATGGGTAAACAACAATTTAAATAAAACACAGATGGCGAGTGTTGAAGGAATTAAAGATTTAATGCAAGGACCAAAGTTAGGTTACAACGTAAGAAAGCCTAAGAGATCTGAGCCAAGGGAAGAAGATGAATAATCTATCTCCTAAACAGTTTCATACTCTTTATCGTGGTTTAAGTTTTACTACCGATGTAAAAAAACCCCTCGGCATGCATTGGACAGAGGATCCAGAGAGAGCCGTCGGCTTTGCAAGAAATCCTATTCGGCGTGGACCTGGTGTTGTAATTGAAGGACAGGTGGCTAAAAAGAGTCGTGAAACTCGTCCTGATGTATTAAAGAAGAACCAAGTCTACGATGAGTATTGGGAGAATGAAGTTCCTGTTAAGAAGGGCAGCACCGTGCACGTAACTGCTGTTACTAAGTTAAGTGACAAGAGAGATCGCACACGCACATACACTCCACCAAGGAAGTGGAAAGCATAATGGCTGCTCAAGATAACTTATCTAAACAACAATTTTTTCATGGCTCACAACATTCTCTAAAAGTTGGAGATACCGTAAAACCACATAATAATTTTGCATGGGCATCAACAAATCCTGAAGTTGCATCATCTTACGCTGCCTCTGAAGGTTTAAATGCAGAAAAACATCAGCCAGTGTTATTTGGAACTGTGTATAAGGTGGCGCCATTAAAGAATGATGTAGTACGTAATCCAGGTGCTGATAAACGATTTGGTATTTATGCATCTCCTACAGGATTTAAAGTAACTGGTATGCATTCATTAGTACCTAATAATCAATTGGATACTAAATGAGCAACAATAATAACTTGTCTAAAAAACAATTTCATGTACCTGTTCCTGAGAATGTTCAGGTAAGAAAAGCAGGTGGCAAAGGTCATCTTGAAGGTGATAAGACAGAGAGTGCTACTGGCATGGTTAGGACTGAGCGCTTAATTCCTTTGATGGAACATAGACGTCTTGGTGCTGATGCTCAGCCATCTAGTAGCAAAGTTATCTCTGGAATTAGAGCCGACATTAAGAGTGGCAAAGGTATTAACAATCCAATTATGGTTGCATATGATCATTCTAATAAGTGGGGTGTTGTTGGTGAGGGTCACCATAGATTAGAGGCTGCAATGGCAGAGGGCGTCTCCCATGTGCCAGTAACAGTTTATCGTCAGCCAGGATTAGGTGAACGAAAAGAAAACTTCTTAGGTAATCACTTAGCAATGACTACTAACTTTACTGATAAAGGAAGTTACGAAGATCGTATGGGCAAAGAGTATGTTCCTACTAATATTCACCCTGGACACTTTAAGCAGTTTCAATAAGTGAAGGTATTTCGTCCCTAAACTGATCTACTGGAACTCTCCAACAAGTTCCTGATTTTTCTTGCGACCACCACTCATCTCTTTGACACTCTGATACTGGTAGCCAGCCATATATCTCTACTGAAGAAAAGTACTCTAGGTCGTAAATTCTAGTACCAACAATTATGGCGTTCTTATTTACATCTTTACTCCATACAGGGATAGCATCCTTTGTTCTAACACAACGAACCTCAATATTTTGTCCAACATCTGGGTGATCTATACGGTTCTTATGCTCTTCATTTGTGTACCAAGGAACTGTCCACGGCATTTTGTAAAGTTTGGCAACTGCATACTCTGCAACATTTGATCTAATGTTTGCGTTTAACTCATACTCTAGCCAACCTTGGCGTTTGCCTTCAGCATAGTTAGGGCGATCTTCACTGCCCCACTTCATTAACCAGCGTTCCATGCCCAACTGGGCACAGACTCGAATTTCATCTTTTGTTAATTTAACAATCTTTGTCATTTGTTATCCCCTTTTATTATTTATATGACTTTTTAGACCAATGATTTCTTACATAATTGTTAATAAGATTTTTATTAAAATTTTTATCTTCAAGTTTTTCATATTCACCATTTTTTAAATAATTAAACTCTGTTTTCCAATTATCTCGTTTAAATGGAGTTAATTGAATTAAAGGAGTTCCTGCTTCAATAACTCCTTCAAATCCTTCCTTTATCCACATTGGAGGAATTATTTCTAACTGACTTTTATCACTATCAATAATTGCTGGTATTGCATAAAGTGGCAAATCTTTATAACCAAAAGGTGAAGTTACTAGTACAGAATAGCCATTTGGTGTATGAGGAATCCATGTATTCATATATTTAAACACAATGTTTGAATATCCTAATGGAGCAGGTATTTGTCTTGAACTGAATCCATGTTGAGTAAATATACCTAAAGGATACTTTACTCTCCAAGTTATTCTAGGAAAATAATTAGAATTTTCATCTTTAATTTGTCTTACTTGGACATCAGCCCATAGAGTAATAATATAACCAGAGACTAAAGCATCTAACATTGGAGTACATTTTTTAAAGGTTGCGTTAGCCTCTTTATTTTCAACTATTAAAGACTTACCCTCTGGATTATAGGGTGTTACATCGTATGGGGTCATAGATTTCCACCATTGTGGAACCAAGGTGGATGCAGGGACTGGTTTATTTTGAACAGCCCATCCATATTCATCTCTAGCAGTAAAAGTTATAGTATTAGTCATGTTAGAAATCTAGCATACCTGTCTTATTCTAGGAAATATAGGGTATTCTATGAGTTTACGAAAGGAGCCAGATGGCAGACAAAGGCACAGCAGCAGCAATTATTGAGGTTGCAGAAAAAGAAGTTGGCACTATTGAAGGTCCAAAAGATAATGAGACTAAGTATGGCAAATTTACTAAGGCAGACTTTCTACCTTGGTGTGGGTCTTTTGTTATGTGGTGTGCTAATCAGGCAGGTGTAAAGGTTCCTAATACAGTTTCAACTGTGGCAGGTGCAACAGCATTTAGAAAGATGGGTACCTGGGTAGATGCAAAAGATGCCTCTCCAAAACCAGGAGACATAGCCTATTTTGATTTTCCAGGAGATGGTGTAGATAGAATTTCTCACGTAGGTATTGTTGTATCTAACAATGGAGATGGAACAGTTACCTGCATTGAGGGTAATACTGCAGGAAATGCAAAAGGTGATCAAAGAAATGGCGGAGAAGTTTGTAAGAAGGTTCGTGGATATATACCTAATAAGAAGAAGGTCATGGTATCTGTTGTTGGGTTTGGTCGGCCAAACTATGTTGGCAACGAAGTTGAAGCAAGCGTACCTGTTTCGGATACACCAACTTTCCCAGGAACTATTAAACCTGGAAGTAAAGGCAACGGCGTCAAAGTTGTTCAACGTGCTCTTGGATTAGTGGCTGATGGAGACTATGGTCCAGCCACAAAGAAGGCTGTAATTGCGTTCCAAGACAACCATAAGATTTTGGACTCTAACGGCATTGTTGGTCCTAAAACTTGGGCAGAATTGGTCAAATTCATATAAATCGGACAAATTACCCCTATGGCCCTCTAAGAACCTTCTGGTATTCTTGGGGGGCTTTCTACTGAAGGGGGTGCCCAATGACAACCATCATCGGAGTACAGTACGAAGACCGATGCATCTTGTTAGCAGATAATCAAGTAACAGATGAAAGTGGTCGTATCTATCGACATCCACAAATGGCAAAAATTAACGAACGTGGTGATTTTATAATTGCTGGTTCTGGAGAAGTATCTCCTTGTGATATTGCTCAACACATTTGGAATCCGCCAAAATTAACTACCAAAGATTCTAAAGATGTCTATCACTTCATGATTGCAAAAGCAATGCCCTCTCTTAGAAAATGTTTAACAGAAAACGGCTATGACTTTAATGAAGACCATGATAAGTCCAAAGAAGGATTAAGATTTCAATTCTTAATGGCTGTTGGTGGCGAGATCTTTGATATTGATCAAGATTTGGCTGTTATGAAGAGTATGGATGGAACATATGCTGTTGGGTCTGGTGCTACCTACGCTCTTGGCGCTCTACATGCTGGTGCTAAACCAATGAAGGCTATGGAGATTGCAGCAAAACTTACAGCCTTTACTTCAGGTCCATACATTGAAAAGGAACAACTTAAGTAACTTTTGTAGGATTATTACACTTTATAAAAGTTACTCCTGATATAAACATAAACATGTATTAAAATAACAGCGTCTATTGTAGATACTGTTCTTTTACTATTTTTAACGCTTTCAACAACATTTCGACTCCTTCAGTGTCTTATTAGATGTAAGAAGATAAGGTATTTAAAGACTCCATCGTGAGCCTATTTTAAGGAGACACAACTAAGTGATATCACTGAAAAAAATCGCACTTGTCTGTGCTGCAGCATTGACAAGCACAGTTCTTTTAGTTCCATCAGCAAATGCAAATGTATTAACTCTGACCGTTAACGGTTCAGCAGCAACTGGAGGCACAGCAGCAACTGCTCCTGTAGCACTTCCTGTTCCAGCAGATAACAGCGTTGATTTAGCAGATGCATTAAAGATTGCTGTAACAGGTTTAGATACTGGTACAGTTGTTACTGCTGTTGCTACAAATGCAACATTAGTGCCAGCCGTAGCAACTTCTACTGCTCCAGTTACTGCATCCTCTGGAACTGCAAGTCTTTCTATTAGTACAGGAACTGGTACCACTGCTGATATTTTTGTTTATACAAAAACAACTGCAGTAGGATCTGTTGCTGTAACTATCCGTGGAAATACAACTACATACTATGTGCAAGGAACTGCTGGTGCTCTTAATGCAATTGCACTAACTGCACCTGATTCAGCAGCCGCTGGAAGTACTCAATCATTAAAGGTAACTGGATACGATGTATTTGGAAACTTAAAAGGTGGAGCATCTATCAATGCTGTTGTAAGCAATGGGTCTACAGCCTCTGCAACTACATTAACTACTGACTCTGTTACAGCAACAAATGGAACTAAAACATTTGATGTAGCAATCCCAGCAGCAGGTCAAGTTACTGTAATTGTTTATGCAACAGTTGCTACTGCAATTGCTGGCATGTCAACTCCTGTTGGGTCTGTTAGCAAGAACATTGCTATTCGTGATCTTGCTGGAGAACTAGCAGCAGTCCAAGCAGCACTTGCAGCAGAAAAGGTTGGTCGTGCCGCTGATAAAGCAGCCTATGACTCAGCCACCGCTACTGCAACTAAACAAATTGCTGATTTAACAGCAACTATTGTTACTTTACAAAAGTCTATTTCAGACTTAAAAGCCATGTATAACAAGTTGGCTAAGAGATACAAACTAAAGACTATTAAGTAGTATTCCCCTACAACTTAATATGAGCCTCCTGAGCATGAGGACGCAAAAACTGCTCATCTAAACTTATGGTAGGCTTTGACTATGTCTAAGACTCAAGATAAAAAGAAACAAAGAAAAGAAGAACATGCCGAATTCTTATGGAACCAGGCTCAATTAAAAGCAGCCCTGATTAAAAATCAGTTAGACATTGCTGTCCAGACCTTTAAAGAACTAAGTGGAGAAATGACTGAAGAACAAGTTAAAGCAACTGAAGAACAGACTCAAATTCAATATAAACGCATTGAAGAGTACCTAATGAGCGAAAAAGAGAAGTATTTAGAAAGACTAGGCATCCAACAGGACTGATAATTGGTCTATGTTAAAAAAAGTATTCTTTACGATGATTTTGACCGCCCTTCTTTCAAGTTGTGGTTATGATGGGCACTTCAGGTATCCTTGTCAAGATCCTGCAAATTGGGAAAATGCAGAATGCAAACCACCAATCTGTACAGCCAACGGGGCATGTCCAGAAGATCTAGTTGGTCAAAAAGAACCAGAAGGAACACAAAATGGCTAAAGAAAGATTAACACCTCAAGATTTAGATGCAAGATTAAAGTTTATTTTAGGTATTACATTAGGTTCTATTTTGTTTATAACCGCTGTTGGAATTATGTATGCCCTTATATTTGTTACACAACCAATTACTGGACAATCTGAAAATGATAAGATGTTCTTTAATGTGTTAGGCAGTGTTGCAACTTTTATTACAGGAACACTTGCTGGTCTTCTTATTGGCAGTAATAACTCTAATGCAGCGATTACTCCTGTAAACGATATTGTTACTGAAGTTACACCTAGTGTTGCTGAAGTTAAAGCAGTTACAGAAGAAGTTCCTGCAGCAAAGTTAGACGATCCTAACTACAACTAACGATTGTCTGTCTTGTAAAAACCGCCGCCTTTAAAGACGGTTGTAACAGGAGAGTAAACTCGAATTAGAGCGTAGCCACATTGTTCACAGAAGTACTTATCTTCTGGAGCATTGATGCCACGCTCTTTTTCATAATCAATATCACAACTAACACATGCGTATGAATAAAGCGGCATCACGAATGGGTAGTCATTACTGAAACCATCTGACCACAGTCAACACAAGTTTCATAGGTTTTAGCGGTAAATGGGCATGAACTTTTTTCAGTAACAATATGTTTGCACCAAAACGCTTTAATTACTTCTAGTAGTTTCATTTTTACTCCTCCTGGTATGAGTATACATTACCTGGTAAACAGGGCATAATTGGGTTATGTCTACTACCTTAGAAACGCACAGGCCTATTGAAGTAGTTGAGAGGTGCGACAAATGTGGAGCCCAAGCAATGGTTCGTGCCACACTGGCAAGTGGTGAACTTTATTTTTGTGGCCATCACGCAAGAGGAACTGCTAATAAGTTAGTTTCGCAAGCCATAGTTGTGTACGACCCTAGTGGAGTATTTAATTATGGCAGGCAGTGATTACTACCGTACTGGCAAAGGAATATTTGGCGGACCAGGTGGTACATATGGAAGATATGGAGTGAGTCAAATGGCAGGTAATCTATCTTCTCAATTTGATAAAGCAGAAAACACAGAAGAAAAACAACGTCGTAGATTTGGACGTAAACGTGAGTCAGGATATTCGGGCGCAGGATTTTGGTTTGCTAACTACCCGTATATGATTGGTGCAATGAGTTCTGGTACAGATCCTCGTGAAGGAACAATACCTGGCAGAGAACAAGGAATGAATGATTCAGGTGAATCTGCTTCAAACAATAGTGGACTAGGAAGTGGCGGAACTGCCGCAGGATTTGTTGGAGGATTAGATTAATGGCTCAATTAAATCGTAAACCGTTAACTATAAATCCAAATCGTAAAACTAGAAAACAAGAGTTTAGTTTTAATACTAATTTAGGTTATAAATCAAAAGCAAATCCAAGTATTGTTACTTGGGCATCACCTGGTAAAGGTGTACAGGGTGAGTCAGTTAACTCACAGAACACTGCAAGCAAGTTCATTATAAATAGAAATTGGAAGCCGCTATAATATAGTTGGGCTTTAACATTCCGAGGGGAATAATTGAAAATACTGCGTCCATTCGCAGCACTATCTGTAGTACGTAATATTGGAAGACTTATTTTATGTGGAGGAGTTGTTACTCTCTTCCTTGTATTTGGCATGTCTCAAGAGGTTTATGCTGAGGACAATCAAGAACAAGTTGTGGTAAGTCCTGCTCAACAAGCCGTTAACTCAGCACTCGCTACAGCAACTACAGAAGTACAGCAGGCTATTGCAGCCACAGATACTGCCACAGCAGTTATAGCCGCAGCCGTTGTTGAAAAGACTCAGGTTCAAGCAGCGGTAGATTCCGTAACCGTTCTAGTTGCAGTAGCACAAGACAAAGTAGATGTTGCTCAATCTGCCATAGATATAGTCACTGCAATTGATACATCGACTGTTCAAATAAAACAAGACTCTCCAGTTATTGTTGATGCACAAACAAGTGTTATAAATGCAACAAATGCTATTAATGCTATCGACACCTCGACGGCACAAATACAAGTTACTGAATTAATTGCTGCTAAGGCTCAAGCAGACACTGCAACAGCCACTGCTCAAACCGAACTAACACAAGCAAACATTGCAATTGATAACGCCCAAACAGCAGTCAATAATTTGCAAGCCACCATTGGAACTAGTACAAATGTTCTTGCTGGCGTAGATGATGCTGGAGTTAGAATGAATCTACCATTTGATTTATTAATGGGCGGGACTCTTTACAACAATGTTTATGTAGGATCAAATGCAACAGTTACATTTGGTGTAAATGAAGGTAGCACATACCATACGACACCAAATGCTCCGTCAATTTCTATTGCAGGTTGGGACTGGACAACTTGGAGTACTGGAACGGGAATTACCTATGCAACAACTGGTACAAGTTTAGATATTGCTTGGGATCTTCGCCCATACCCACAACAAGACGCTTCTACGCAGATGGTTCAAATAAGATTTAATGCTGATGTAAATCCAAATGATGGTGCATGGATTGCAGATGTTACTGCAACAGGACCTATACCAAATCAAGCAAGATTTAATGTGAGAGAAACAACCAACGGTGCACTT